TTATCAGAATACATGTTTATAAAAAATTTTAGAAATTCAAAGTATAAAAAATTTTTAACAATAGAAGGCCAAGAAGTTCTAAACGAATTGAAAGACTCAAAAGAACCCGTAGTTTTTATTTCTGGACATTTTAATAATTTTGAGCTTATGGCAATGCAAATTGAAAAATCGGGGATAAATTTGGCAGCAATCTACAGGCCTCTAAATAATATTTTTCTTAATAAAATAATGGAAAAAATAAGAACTAAATACATTTGTCGAAAACAAATTAAAAAAGGAGGGAGTGGGACTAGAGAATTATTAGAATCGTTTAAAAACAATTATTCCATAGCTATTATGATAGATCAAAGAGTAAGTGAAAGTATTAAAGTAGATTTTTTTAACGGAGGCATTACACCTTTATCTATATTTTTTCTAGCACCTTTTACGGAGCTTCTTGCATATCTGGAAGCTGTTTTTTCAAGTATTCTTGGCAAATTACTTGCTAATTTAGCAAAGCTAAATGTTACTTTAGTCTTAATCTCCATTTTCTTGTCCTGAATCACCTTCCTGCATTGCTTGTAGATGCTCATCTTCCATAGCTTCTTTGTTTTTTTCTACTACTTTTTCAGCTTCAGGTCTAGATAAATCCTTATTATACTCCATAAGAAGGTCTACTTCATCCATCATGTGATGTCTGAGTCTATGTTCGTCTAAAAGTATCTGATCTTGAACAGTTTTTGGATATTCAGGCTCATTAAAGTCTAATTTTAAGCTTTCAGGCAGTTTAATATTGTTATAAGCAGCAATTTCTCTCTCAATATAGTATAATTCATGCTCATACATCCTCCAAAGCTCTAAATCGTCTTGATAATCTTCAAATCTCTCTAAATCTTTGATTTTAAGAGCTATTCCTGAAGGAGTTTCACCACCATCTTGAGCAAATTGGACATATAAGTGGTTATTTTGAGCAACTAGGTCTACTTGGAACTTAATATTCTCAATAACTGACTCAATATTACCCTGTGGCGATACAATATCGAATGTTGCACCTTCAGGAAGGTCAATTATCTGGTCAGAACCTGCTCTTTCGATTCTTTTGTCTGAATCTACACCTGTCATATAAGGTTGTCCAAACATTTGGAATCTTAAGCCAAGTTGCATCTCTGTCATCGCAATATTTACATGCTCATTGCAATCTACGATGTCATTAGCCCCATCTACATAAAATTCATCTATTTGTTCTTCTCTGTGAGTAAATAAAAATGGTAAAACACCATATCCATGCTCATATTCTTCAATTATATTGCCATCTTCATCATAATGAGCATAAATTGACTCATCCCAATAAGCCCATTCGCATTTTTCAACAAAAGAAACATCATCAGGCTGCATTAATAGTGGGTACATAATAGCTGAAGGTGTAAATGCATCTTTTAAATGTACATTAAAGTAATAAACAGGTCTGTAGTCAAAATAAGGCATGCCATTTACTTCTTTATATATAATTTGTGTAGCAACCGTTCCCATTAAACGAGTCATTCTTTCCACATGTTTCATTCTAGCATCTTTTTTTATAGTCAAAAGATCATATTGTTTGTTTACATTGCGATTTGCTCCAACTGTATAAATTCTACTCATTTTATTAACAAATCTTCTAGTAAAATTAGCATTATAGCAGGGAACTTCTTGAAATGCAGAAGAATTAAAGTAGCTTTCAATATACTGATTGGTTGCATTGCCTCCATAGTAGTTGAGCATTTTTCTAACCCAATTTCTTCGTTGTTTTTGATTTAATTGCTTAGCCTCAGATACTGATTGTTTTATTATTTCCTCTACTGCCATTTTTTGATTATAAATCATCTTGTCCTCACTTTAAATTCTCTGTTTTTTATTGGAAATTGGTTAATAAAGAAATATCTTATCATATCACATCCATGATCGTGATAACCATCTTTTACAGGCTCAGGCTTTAAATCTGAACCTTCTTTTGGCTCTGGATAACGATAATTCTCTAAATCTTTCATTATTTGTGTACATTTTTCATTTATATGAAGAAATCTCTCTCCTGCTGCATTTTCTACAAATCCTCTTACATGAGATATACCTGATGCTATATTTCTTGATATTTTATCTCTTTTTGTATGCACCTGGATACCTTTTCTTTTAAAGATTTCTATATCTCCTAATCCTGATTGTCCTTGAGCTTGCATTCCTGCAGGGTCACCGTAATATTTTCTAACATTATAATTCCTTGATAGTATAGAGTCAGCAAGTACATCAGTTTTAACATTTGTCTTGTGTATTATTTCATCTATCATATTTATATGCCAAATTCCACCAACTCTATTTAACTGAAACCAACCAACTGCTGGCATTCTATAACCAAAATCTATACTGCAAAAAGTAGGAAAGTTTGGATTGTAAGGAAACTTACCTACATCTAAATCTCTTTCAAAGGGATAAACTCTACCTGCAAAAGAAGTAAACTTAGCTCCATATTCTTGTTCATAAACCTCTTTAGCCATATTCCTCTTTCTTTCAAGTAGAAATTGGTCGCTTTTACCGTTAGGGAAGGCAAAATGGTTATCCCAAGATGGAGCTTGATGCGATTCCCATAATTCATCTTCTTTGCCGAGGAGATACAAATCATACACCCAATTAAAACCTTCAGGAGTAGTTATGAATATTGCCTTACCCTTACGGTCAGATAGTGTGGGAGATAAATACATATCCCATATTTTTCGTTTTACTTTAGCAGCTTCATCAATAATCAGAAGATCTAATCCCTCTCCTACTAGAGAATCAGGGTTATCTGCAGATTTAGCCTCAACTGTAGTACCCCATTTAAATTTTATAATTCTATCTTTTTCTGAGGCTCTTACTATGTCATTTGGATGCCCAATAACCATCTTTTGCCAAATTTCTCTAAACATTAAATCTGCTTTATCATAGGATAAGCCAACAAGCCATATTCTTTTATTGGGCTGCGAAGCATAATATGTGGCTTCCATTGCAGATGCAGTTGTTTTACCAAACCTTCTCCCACAAACCATGACAAAAAACCTTGCTGTACTTTTTCTTGGAAAATGAAGTTTAGATTGACCGAAATGGGGGTTATACCCCATAAAATCAAACCATTTTTCTTTATATTCTGTAAGTGATTTTTCCAATAATTTGCATTATTACCTATTATTAATTTAAGTTATCTATAAGTATTATGCAAAAATTAGCAAAATACAGTTAAAATAATTAACAATGGAGGACAGTATGTCCGAAGACAAAACAACAGCAGTTGAAGAAACAGTTAGTGAAACACCTGCTATAGAAACTACTCAAGATAGCTCTAATGAGCAGTATATTGCAGAAAGCAAAAAGTATAGAAAAAGAGCTCAGGATGCTGAAAATCGTTTAGCTAAATTAGAAAAAAGTCTTGCTAGAGCAGAAGAAGATAAACTTAAAGAAAAAGAAGAATTTAAAACCTTGTATGAAAAGGCTTCTTCTGAAGTTGAAGGTTTATCTGCTAATGCTGAAAAGTGGGCTAAGTATGAGGAAGTTAAAAGAAATTCTTTACTAGAAAACCATCCTGAAGATGAGAGAGAATCTTTATCTAAGTTAGATTTAGAAACTCTTGAATATGTCACAAGTAAAATTAACAATATTAAACCAAATGCTCCAGAGGTTTTAGGTAATGCAAGAAAAGATTTGCCTAGCAAGCCTTATTCTCAGATGACAGATGAAGAGAGAAAAGAAAATTGGAATAGTATTGTAAATCAATTTAATAATAAACTTTAAAACTCTGAAAAATGAGGGTCTATAAGACATCAAAACAGAGTTAAATTAGGAGAAATAAATGGCTTTAACTGATCCTTTAGGGTCTAATATACTTATTGGTGGTCTACAAGGAAAAGCAGCACATGGTGCTGATAATGATACAATAGGTGATCAGTTTGTTCCAGAAGTTTGGGGGCAAGCAATATTAGATTCTTTTCAAAAAAACACAGTAATGACAAAACTTGGTACAGATTTGTCAGGATTGGCACAAAATGGTGGTGATGTAATTAATTTACCTCATGTTGGTGTTCCAATCGTAAAAGCAGTAAGTCAAGCTGCAGAAACAATCGCAATGGATGTTTCAGGTAGTGATACTGCAACAACAACACAGCTTAAATTCGATGAGCATTATGTTGCTCCTGTATTTATACCTGATGCTGTTCAAGCACAAGCAACTTATGATTTGTTTAATTTATATGCAGGTCAAATGGGTTATGCAATTTCAAAGACAGTAGATAATTATTTAATGTCTACAGTTGCAAATGCCTTATCAGGTGTTCTTGGAAGTGGCGATGGTGTAAATGGAAATGCAACAATGAATGTTGAAGTAGCAGCTACCTTTGTTCCTGCTGACTTAGCAGAACTATTGCCTTTAATTATAGGTGAAACAGGAAGCACAGAAGGATGGACATTGGTTCTAGGTAAAACTTGCTATGGTGCTCTTGCAAATACTAGCAATTTTGGAAACTCTTATACTTTAGGTACACAGGGTACTCCATTAGGTGCAGGGTTTGCTAGCACAGGTGTTGCAGGATCTTTACTTGGTATGCCTGTAATTGCATCTAATAGTGTTTTCTTAGATGATGGTGCTGTTGCTGCAAATGCAGAAGCAGGTATTACTAAAGCTTGGACAGGTTTTGATACAGGTTCAAGTGGTGCTGATACTGATGATGATGATTTACTTAGAGGTTTTGCAATACATAACTCTGCTTTGTATTGGGGAATCCAAAAATCTTCAGTTAAGCAATCTTATCAACACACATATATGTCAGACTTAGTTTCTGTAGATGCTATATATGGTGCTGTTGCAAGAACTGCTGATTCTGCAGGTGATAGAAGAATCATCGCATTAACTGATAGCTTAGATTAATAGTTAATTTGATATAAATAAATAGGAGGGCAGCTTTGCCCTCCTATTTTAATATAAAGGAAGATATAATGTATTCTGAATTAGAAAAAGATATTAATAATTATAATAAAAAAAATGGAAAAAATAAATCCAACATTTTTATTTACGACAAAGAATATCAAGAAAAGTATAATAAAATTTTTAGGAAAAAAACAAATGAATCTGCTTAATGGTATTAAAAAACATGAAGGCTTTAGATCTAAAGTATATCAATGTACAGAAGGATATGATACGATAGGATATGGGTTTGCTATAAAAGATTTAGAATTAGATGAAGATGTGGCAGAGCTTATTCTTATGAAAAAAATACAAAAATTGTTAGAAAGAATTTTAGTAGCTTTTAAATGGTTTAAAAGTGCCCCTGAAGAAGTTAAATTTGTTGTCACTAATATGTGTTATCAACTTGGAATACGAGGATTTAGTAAATTTAAAAAAACAATATACCTATTAGAAACAGAGCAATACGAGGAAGCTTCAGTAGAAATGCTCGACTCCTTATGGGCAAAACAAACACCAAACAGAGCTAAAGAACTTAGCGAAACATTAAGGGGTATAAATGGACACACTAAAAACAGCGATTGAATCAAAAGCAGGCACTATAGCTCAAGGATTAGGGGGTATAGGGCTATCTTATATAGAATTAATACCTATTTGGCTTAGAATAGGAATTTTACTGGGAATCTTTATTAATGTTTGGTTAAAGCTTCTTAGAGAAATTAGGTAGGAAATTAGGAATTAATATTTTTCTATACTAAATTATTTTACAATAAACAAGGTAAATATATGGCTTTAAAGGATAAAGGAGTTGTCAATAGAGCTATTGTCACTCCTGATAAACACTTTCCTTTACATGACAAACCAAGTATAAATGTATTATGTAAAACTATTGAAATAGTTAAGCCTGATATATATGTAGATCTTGGTGATATAGGTGAGTGGAGTGCATTTTCAGCATGGAAATACAAAAGAAAGAAAGCACCCCCCTTAGAATTTATGATTCCTGATATGGATGCAGATGTTGATGATGTTAATAAATGTATGGACATTGTTGATGAATCCCTTGATAAAGCAGGTTGCGATAAAAAATATATAACCGAAGGTAATCATGACAACTGGCTTAATATGGCAGTTGAAAAATATCCTTATATATCTAAATATAAATTTGCTACAGCAGTAGATTTAAAGGGTAGAGGATATACATATTATCCTTTTGGAAAACACTTAAAAATAGGCAAACTTTACTTTTATCATGGGCATCAATATGGAGGTCAATATCATACATCTAATCATTTAAGGAAATTAGGATGCAATATAATGTATGGACATTGGCATGATTTACAACAGATGTCTGCAACTCACATGGATGGTGCTAAATCAGCTTGGTCGATTGGATGCCTCAAAGATATGTCAGATGAGGCAAATTCATGGCTTGGTAATAGAAGAATTAACTGGGCTCACGCATTTGCTATAGTTGATTTTTATAAAAATGGTCTTTTTACAGTCCATATTATACAAATTATTAATGGAAGAACATCTTTATGGGGAGAATTGATAGACGGTAATAAGTAAATATTTATTATATTATGACGGAGAATAATGGAAAAAGAAACAATAGAAGGACTGATTGGTCAATACGGCTGGATGGCTGTAGTAGGATTCTTTTTCCTTATAGGTCGTAATACTATAGAATCTCTTATAGAGGCTATAAAAGTTTTTGCAGGAGATGATTTAAATACTGACGATGTAATACATTTTGATGGCAGACCTGCTAGGGTCGTTAGGGTAGGTTTGTGGAAAACAGTTTTATTTATATATGAAGTGGGTTGCGTAGACGGAAAACCTTTTGTTAAAGGTGGAAATAAAGTCGCAATTCAAAATGATAAGCTAAAAGATCATCTTATTGAAAAGCCTTTACCAATGCTTGATTTAAAGAGATGGGATGATTGCGAGAAAGAATAATGACAGCACTTGGATATTTTATATTAGGTTTTACAATAGTGTTCGTTTCAGGGCTACTAATAATGTACGATGATTTGGAGGATTAAATGTTACAAGCAATGCTAGCTAAAAAAGCAATCGATATTATACTTAAAAAGGTAATGGAGAAAAGGGAGATTAAAAAGCTTCGTAAGTATGTTGAGGATGATAATGAATTAGACATACAAGTAAAACAGATGCAAAAGACTATAGCAAAACAGGGAAAAACTATTGAAAAAAATGAAGTAGATATTGCTAAGTTAAAGGTAGACTCACATCCAAAAAAGAAATTTCATGTATGCAAACAATGTAAATGTAAATTAAAGGAGAAATAATATGTTAGAATTATTAACAAGTAATTGGGAGTATTGTTTACTTGCACTATATGTGCTTGAAAAAGGAATAAAACTTAGTCCATCTAAAAAAGATGATCTAGTTTGGGATATGGTATTAAAACCTATAGTGGATAAAATTAAAGGTAAATAGTGCCAAAAAGAAGTATAAATAAGAGTCAGCCTAAAGATTTTGAGCCTAAAAAGAAAAACCCAATTTCTTTAGGTAATGACTCTAATATTGATAATGATTTTAAACCTTTTAGAATAGGGGGAATAGATACAGGGCTTGAGTTTAAAAATGGTGAAATAAAATCTTCTGCAAACAACTTTATAACATTACAAGAAACAACTGAGATATTAAATGTTACTAAAATAAAGGGGAATAGAAGTGGTAGTCAAGAAGTACCTAATTTTATATTTCAAAATCCTGATCCTACTTCTCCTGATACAGGTCTTTGGGTAAATGTTGCAACAGGAGGATTGTCAATATTAAGGTCTTATGGGTCTGCTGCACACATGGTACAACAGTCAGAGTCAAGTTTTTTCTTTGTAGGTGGTGCAGATGATGGAGATTTAATAAAGTGGCAAAGAGGCACTAGCTGGCTTACTCCTGATAGCACAGCAATGCAATTAGATTTATATAATACTAGTTTAAGCATATTTGATAGGTCTGATGAAGGTGATTATTTTAAAATAGATGTTACTACTCATGGAGCTACTACAATATCAACTGTAGACGATGATGCTACTGCAGCACATTTAACATTGGATGTTGATGGCGATATACTATTAGAAACTGAAAGAGATTTTGCTGTAGATTCTGAAAGAGATATAATTTTAGATGCAAGTAGAAATACAGCTACTACATCTGATTTTTTATTGGTTGCAACTAAAAAATTATTTTTTGATGGTGGTTTTAACACATATATAGAAGAACAAAGTGCTGATTTATTAAATTTTAAAGTGGGTAATGTGGATTTATTTGCTCTTAAAGAAGATGCTACAACATCTGCTGCCCAGTCAAGCATAGTATTTACAGGTTGTCCAATTCAATTAAAAGATATTGGAGGAGTTGCTGATACACCTGGTTCTGGGTTTGGCTCTTTGTATGTTAATAGTGATGAATTGTTTTATAAAAATGATAGTGGAACAGTAAACAGATTAGATACAGCAAGTAAGTTTTTTCTTAATGTTGGTTGTTATTATGCTACAAGTATAAAGAAATGGCTACCATTAGCACAAGGTGAGTATGACCAAACTACATATCCAATAGATTATGCAACTGATAATGCAAATTTTGTTGTTCCTTATGATATGAAAATAAATACTATATATGTAAACCACAATAGACAAAATTCAGGACAATCACAACCAGGAAATACAGATATACAATTATATAAAGGTGGCTCTGTATATTCAGCAAATGTAACAGTTGATATTAATGGTTCTGGTTATGATGCAACAAACACAGCAATTGTATATACTTTTGATTTTAGTGGAGAAACTAATACTTTTGCAGCAGGACAGGTAATGGCAATATCTTTAGACCCAACAAGCACATCATATTATTTTGCTATAACCATATGTGGAGAATATGTTTAATTAAAAATTAAATTAATAAACGAGGAGAAATAAAATGAATTACGAGGAAAAATTAAAAGAATTGCAAGAAAATGCAGAAAAGTTTAAAAATGCTTATATTAAGTGCATGGGAGCAATCGAATTTTTAGTATCTGAGCAAGAAAAAGCTCAAAAAGATAAAAAAAAGGATAAATAATGGCTAGTTTTACAGGAAGTAGTATTAAAAATGTATATAAAGATATTTTACATACATCTAATTCAAACACAGGAATAAACACGTCTATAAAACAAATTACTTGTGGTGATGGAGATACGACTTCTTTATATTTATCTAATCAAAATGCTAAAGTTCAACCTGCATCAGATTCTACTACTAATACTGTTATTTATGATGCTGATGGAAATGCTTTATTTACAGTTGATTCTACTAATGATTTAGTAAAAGCAGGAATAGGACAGCATACTTTAAATACGCAGTATGCTACATTTGGAATGACTTCAACTTATTCTTCTATGTCTGCAAATACACATTATTCTATTGCATCAACTTTAACAATATCTAATACTACACCTTTAGCTATAGGAACAGGCACAAATCCTGATACAAGTTTAACTGTAGCAACAACAGCTCATGAAGTAATTGGCTGTTATTGGTTTGTTCCTGATAATATAACTATAGATAGAGTAGTATGGCTTAGTGCAGCTGATACAGCTACAGGAGATACAACTAGAGCACATTTAATGAGTTACGATATAGACACAGGCAATGGCTCAACAGGTGGAGATTTATCAAACGGAACAGTTTTAGCAGATGGTGCAGATGTAACAAACGCAGGATATGAACAGGCATATTATCAGCAAATGACAATTCAATCAGCTAATGTAAACGCAGGTAAAGTTGTACTATTTACATTTAGATCTGATTCAGTAAATTCAGATTATTCAATTAATGCAACAGTCAAATATCATTTAAGGTAAAAAGGGAGTAAGGATGGCACAGGCAAATATAAATTTAAGTATAAATGGAAATTCATTTTCAAAATCAAAAGCATATAATAATATATATGAAAATGCTCAAGAAATAGATAACACAGATGGATTTATAAATATTTTAACAGTATCTACAACAAAAGGAGCAAATACAGTTAGCAATATTAAAGCTGTATGTGTTTATAATCAAGGAAACGTTGGTGCAGAACTACAATTTACATATCAAGAATGGAAAAATAATTCTAATACTGACGATGCTAATTCTGTAGATACAGGTGGAGGAGCTACGGTCACAAGATATGCTACGATGCTTTTGCCTGCAGGAGAGTTTATGTATTTGCCACATGGAAGATTAGTAGGTTATAATGCTGATGCTTCTGCTGCTAATGCAACTTCTATTTCTAATGTTGCACCTGATTCTAATGAATATGTAGATAGTGGAGCTGATGTAGACCATGCAACATCAGCAACAATGGGCTCTGATGCTACTCATACTACTTTAAATTTAGAAAATGGTCATTCAAAATATTTTAAAAGAGGTGATTTAATTCGATTAGAAGATGAAATATGTGAGGTAACTGCAGTTGGTACAGGTGCTGATTTAGCTAATAGTACATTAACCATTATAAGAGGAACTCATGGCTCTACTGCTGCTACTCATGCAGACGATGTTGCTGTAAGATTTCCATTTTTTAATGCCTATAATAATTTTGATAGATATACTGTTGCACAAACAAATAAAGATGGAAAATTTAAAGCTATGAACTTTTTTGGTTATGGAAGAACTTCTGATACAATATCTGATGGAATTGTTCCTGGTTCTGTGACATTTAAGTTTTATAATTCTGGTTATCAAGAAATTGGATTATCAGGAATTACTGCTAATACAAATACAGGATTGTCTGCTTCTACAACTTATTATTTTAAGATAGCAGTAGATGGAGGTTCTGCTTATGAAGTTGCATTTACAACAGACTCATCAAATGTTAATTTTGGGGGCAAAAATGGTGTTTTAAGCAAGATTCAAGACATATTGGATACTCAGTATTACACAGAAGGTAATCTTTTTGAAAAAAGAGTAACTGTAGGTATTGTAAATGGAGATGTAAGATTTACGTCAGGTTCTTTTTTAGCTACATCTGCAATAGCTTTAACTGCAGGTACAAGTGGAACTGCTAATACTGATGAACTTTTTGATGGTACAAACCAAATAGCAAGATTTCCTGCTAAAGTAGAGTCTGCTGTAGCTGCTAGACTACCTGAAGATACACTATTCAACAGAGTAACTTATGAAGAAAATCCAAATGTTGGAGCATTTATGTATGATGATGGTAATGGTAATTTAGTTGGAGCAGGATCAGGTACTATAAATTATGAAACTGGAGCTGTAGATTTTACTGCAATGTCTAATGCTGAGTTTGTAATATCTGCAACTTATTTATCTGCACATAGTGGTGGAACTAATGTGTCTACTGCTAATGGTCATAATCATTTGACTGCTATTGGAGCAAGAAGCACAAATCAAAAATTAAATGCTACAGTTAAAGTGATAGCATTAAACTAAGGGGAAAATATGCCATACGGAAAAGGAACATACGGAAAAAAGAGGGGTAGACCTTCTAAAAAAATGAAGAAAAAAGTAGTTAGAAGAAAAAGGAAAAAGTGAAATGGCTAAATATCAAGGAAAATCGGTTCGATTAAATAAACCTTCAAGAATTACAAAAGGTCAGCCAGGGTATGGTCGCAAAAAATTTAAAGTATTTGTTAAAAGTGGTAGCAAGGTTAAGAAGGTTATGTTTGGTGATCCTAATATGAGGATTAAAAAATCTAGTCCTGCAAGGAGAAAGTCTTTTAGAGCTAGACATAAGTGTTCTACAGCAACAGATAAAACAACAGCAAGGTATTGGTCTTGCAAGAAATGGTAGGAGAATAAATGGCGACAGCACCAACATATTGTACACATAGACAATTAAAGGATGTATTTCCTCAAGTAGATTCATTTGATAATAAAAGACCTTTATATGGATGGGAAGTGGGAGTAGAAGATTTTTATGATAGCACTATAGATACTTACTATACTTCAAATACAGGTTTAGTTACACAATTATTTTGGGATGGTTCGCAAGTTGATAAAATTTCATTTAATACTACAGAAACCACTCAGGTTGCTACAGAGTTAAGCCCATCTGCTTCAACTCTTGTTTTAGATAGCACATCAGGGATAGGTGCAAGTGATATTCTAAAAATTAATAATGAATATTTAATGGTAGGTTCAGTAGATGATGGAACTACTATTACTTTAACATCCTTGGCATCCAAAAGAGGTATGTTTGGAACTTCTGCTCAAAAACATCCTGTTGATTCAAGTGTTTATTTAATCGTAGATGCAAGTACAGAAATAGGAGATTCTACTTCTCAAGGTATAGATGCTTTAAGTTTTTTTTATGATACAAATTTAGATACTTGTGTTTTAATGGTAAGTGGAGCTAACCCAAATGATTATTCGGTTCAGGCAGGAG